AATCCGATTGTTGGATCTGCTTGCGTTCTTCACGCTCTTGCTGCTTAGGCTTTGGCGCTAGCAATGCACTCACGCCTGTCAGGATTGCTCCAACAGCAATCGAGACGATGATGCTTACCGGATCACATCTAATGTCTGGGATGTGGTCATACTCAGCCGGTCTAGGTTTTGCGTTGCGTTCTAGCTCTAACTTGAACGCATAAAACTCCTCATCGGTTAAACCGATTGTCTCCGCAAGCTGTTTTTCGTACGGAAGCAGTACAACGGGGACTCGCTGTGGGCCGATAAGGGATGCCAGATCACGGCCTTGGTTGCTTCGCTTACCGTCAACAGACCCCGATCCCATACAACTCCAAATGCGACGCGGTCGTTTTTGAACAAAACGGTGTCCCCACTATAAGCAGGCTGAGAGACCAGAATTCCCCATCGCCTGATGTCACGCATGATCCTGAAACTACTGGCGTTGTACCAATCGGGGTCAAATCGTGGGGTCTCTATATCAAGGCATTCCAGGACACGGTAAACGAGGTTGATGCAGTCAATGGTGCTGTCACTCCCTGTGCCGCCAAGGCGGTAACGCATCCCGATTAGATCAGACGGAGATGCGATTCGTCGTTGGAAGGTGTCCACAAAGCAAACGGTTGAGACGACGGTTGGGGACGTTACCTCGAACAGCATCCAAGACGCTGGTCAGAGATAGCACCACCTTGGTCTCGTCCCATGTCCCAGCACTGACTTGTCCTGTGTAGTTGTAGAGCCTGTACTTGTCAGGGTCATTAGCGGCAACCTTTGAATCTGTCGGGTCAACGCGCACGACTCGAATGCGTGCCAGCCAAAACTGCTCAATCGCTTGCGACGCCCAATCACGGGAAAGATCGCTGTTAGGGAAGACCAAACTTGATTCGACGTTGCCGCCGTTGCGGTCCACCGTAACGCCACTGAAACCAAAGGGCAGGAAGGAATGAATGCCATTCACCCATTCCACATTTTCCCCGATGTAGAAATTTTGGAAGCGGTACTGAACCGCGATCTCGGGGATCGTGAAGGTTAGGTAATGAGCGATGGCGTAGGTGTCTTCCATTTACAGACCAATCCGACGACGGGATCCTGGGTTCATCTGCAGCCTGCGTAACGTGCGAGCCTCGCCCAGCTTGCTGGATTGTTCGATGATCTTAGGTAGCTCTTCTTTCCGAATGTAGTCATTGCCGCCAAACTGGGTGATGCCTCCATTGATGGTGATTGGGGTTGGAGCCTCTGCTACAGCTGCGCCACCGCCACCGCTAGACGAAGGTCCGTTAACAACGTTGTCTCCAGTTGCACCGCCAGCGTAACGCTGCATTGCATCGGCCATCTTGGATTCAGGGATGACGTATTCAGGCTCACCGCCTTCACCAACAACTGCCTTAGTGGGACCTGTGACATAACCACCCTCAGCAAACATCTTGAAGCCGCCGCCGAATAGCCCACCACCGGCACCACTAGTCAGGATCTCTATCATCTGCATCTTGAGCCACTCTTGGATCATCTGCATTGCCATGTCGAGGAATGCATCAGCAATGCCTTGGAAGGCGTTGCTCAAAGCTTCCTCTGCTGACATTGATCCGTCGATCAAACCGCGCAGGGAACCCGTCAAAGAGCTAGCAATCGAACCAGCAAGCTGCTCTGCTGAAGCTCTTGCCTTGTCCTGCGCTTCGACCTGTTTCTCAAGTTGGTTGCGGCTTTCAACAAGTGCAGTGGCTTCACTCCCAGACACGCCAGCAGCCTTAAGCCTTGCAATCTCACGCTCAGCCTTGAGGACGTCTTCGGTGCCATCAAGGCGAGCCTGCAGAAGTTCAATCTCGTCTTGTAGCGGCTTCAGGCTGTCCTGAGCCAGCTGAGCAAGTTCTTGTTCTTGTTTGACCTTCTGGTCTGTCAGTTTCTGATTGAGGATCTGTCCCTGCAGAGCCTTACCCTCTGCGGTGTTCATCTTGCGGATCGCTTCTTCGCCTCTTGACAGAATGTTCAGCCGCTCCTGTTCACCCTCAAGCCTCATGACCAGAAGCTGATCACCGGCAAGTTCAGCTGCGTTGATCTTGTCCTGAATCGCTGCTTGGTCTTGCAGCAGCTTCAGTTCAGCTTGAAGTTTGGCTAGGTCGTCGGTCTTGGGCTTGGCACCTGCACGACCTTTTTTGCCACCACCAGCACCACCACCAGTGCCATCAGTGCCAACACGCCCGTTGTCTAAGTCGCCTGCACGACCGCTGCTAGCACTGCCACCGTAAGGAGTAACGGGCAAGCGTTGCATCTGGGGTATTTCACCCAGCTTTGTCATCGCGGCGGCAACATCATCAAGGATTCCAGGGATGCTGCCCCCACTGATCTTGCCAAACGAATCAAGTGCTCCCTTGGCGTCACCCCTCCCTAAAGCGTCAAAGCCCCCTTTGATGTTCCCAATCTGGGCTACTGGATTGATTGCTGAGGCAAGCTTTGCAGCAGCATCCAGAATGCTGACCAAGACCTGCGCAGTGGCTACTGCCTGACGAATTGCAAGCTCAATATCTAAAACGACGTTGATAACACCTTGAGGGTTCTGATCAAGCCAGTCGTTAAAGTTTTTCGCTGCATCCACCATTGGGTACAACGCCTGCTGCAACAGGCTGTCCATCACAGTCGCGATGGCGTTAACAAGCTCAGGGTTGCCCTCTAGTAACTCAGCAAAGCGTTCTGCCTCTGTAAGAATTGGGGCAAAAGCAGCTTCAAGCGCATCAAGACTCGGGAAGACTGCCTCAAAACCTGCGTTGATGACACCAAATACTGCGCGGAACGCAGGCTCAAGCGCTTTTGAAAACTCAGTGCCAAGCAAGCTGAAGCTTGTGCCAATGTTCTGCAGCTGAATGGCGGCAGTCTTGGACGCCTCATCCAGACCACGCATCTCGCCCGTGGCAAGGACAATGGCCTCATTCACTTGCTCGATTGAGACCTGACCCTTGGACATTGCTTCTTGCAATGCTGCGCCAGACTTTCCTGTGACCTGCGCTAGTTCTTTGTTGAGGTTGACGCCTGCTTCAAGCAGCTGCAGGTTCTCCTCGCCCTGCAGCCTGCCTTTGGCGTAAATCTGTGCATAGATCAGTCCGAGGCGGTCAAGCGATTGCCCAGACTGCACCGCAAGTTCACCGACGCGGTTGATCGTTCCGCCAAGCTTCTCGACATCAACGCCAACAGCAAGAAACCGCCTGCCTGAATTAAGAAGCTCCTGATCCTCGAACGGTGTCTCAAGTCCAAGCTTGTACAGCTCTTCCCTAAGGTCTTTCGCTGCCTGAGTTGAACCCGTAAGGCTTGCAAACGAGGCTTCCATCTTTGCGATGTCACCCGATGCCTTGATTGCAGCCCCTGCAATATCGACAAAGCCCTTGACGATTAGACCAATACCAAGAGCGGCAACAGCGCTTTTCAGCGCGACCATGCTGCCCTTCAGTCCATCAACTGACCCTTTTGCTCCCTGGGCAGAACGACCAAACTTTCGGACATTATTCGATGCTCCATTCAGTCCGCCCTGAGCCTTGCGCGCTGCCTGGTCAAGCTTCTGCGTGCTGCCAGTAAGACCTTTGAGCTTGTCGGTTCCTCGTGACTTAAAGACAAGATCGACCGCGAACTGGGTTGCCACAATGCCGCCGATACCTCATCCCAGTCTATCGACGGCGACGCTTGGCTTTATCTATCGCAGCCTTCTCCTCTTGACTTCGTAGCTCATAGAACGCAGCCCAAAGCAGCAGCTCCTCAAACGTGATCTGGTCACGGAGTTCACCAAGCGTTTTGCCTAGCTTCTCCGCAACCATCAACTCAAGCGTTAGCTGGCCGTCTTTCTTGAGGTCCGCTGCGATCCTTTTGGGTCCAGCTCAACCTCATCTACCTCAGCTTCTGTCAGCAGCTGCAGCAGCAAGCTTTCCACCACAGACGCAGGCAGCGCGTTTTTTAGCTCAGCGATGTCGCCTACATCAAACAGCTTGCCGCCATCCTCATCCTGGGCGATCATCACCAGCAGCTGAATAGCAAAGTTGGTGGGGTTGTCATCACCAGCGAGCTTCTGCGCACGGTTACGTTGCGCCAAGGTGATCGGCGGTGCGTAATACTCAAACTCTGAACCATCAGGCAGCTCAACAGTCTTGCGCTGTGGCTTCAGGCTGACGGCTTTCTTGATGCGGTCTAGTGCAGCACTCATGTAGATAGGTTGTAGCTCGCTCTACAGCATAAAAGGGGAAAGGGGCAGAAGGCACCGCATGCACCTCCTGCCCCTTTTGAACATTCGCACCCCTGCCAGTGGAGCTACCACACTGACAGGCTCAGCGTAATCAGCCGAACAGATGGGTGGGCTGACCCGACAGGCTGAAGTTCAGCTCTGCAGTGGTCACATCCTCAGGGGTTACAGACAAGTTGAAACCAAGGATAGAGATCGGAGCCTGAATGTAGAGGCTCTTGCTCAGATCAGGTTTGCCGGTGCCGTCATCGACAGCATTGACAAACAGACGCACTTCAGCACCAGACTGGTTCTTTCGCATGCTGTTAGCCAGCAGACGATTGGCCAGACTGTTCTGATCTTCAGTGAACTGCACAGTCATCGAACCCTCGCCGCTGGCATAACCAGCTTGCTGGGTACGGAATGGTGCCTGAGCAGACGAAGTGCCAGTGCCGCAAGGAAGAGAGGTCGTATCGATCGACTCGCGAGAGAGGTCGATACTGAACTCCTTCACCTGACAGACAGCCGCAAACTCGGCGTAGTCAATGTTGATGTGGTTAGCTGCACCTGCAGTGTCACCACCAGCCGTAATAGGCGAGGCGGTGCCAATCGTGATGGTGAGATCATCAGCAGGTGATGAACCACCAAGAAGGGTGCCGCTGACCTTTACGGTGTCACCAGCGGTGTAACCACTACCACCAGCATTAATGGCAACAGCGGTGACATTGCTGGAAGACACGGTGACATCAACGGTCAAACCAGAACCAGTGGTGCCGGTTGTAGCGATGCCTGTGTAAGGCCCAGCGCCGTAAGAGCCAGAGCTGGTAGGCAGACCAGTGCCTGTGATTGCGGTGGCGGCACCGCCAGTAGGTCCACCAAGACCACCATCACCGTTGAGGGTGATAGCAGCGCCGCCGTCAGTGGCGGACACTGAGATGGTGGTTGCAGTACGTGCGACCACGTAATAGGTGGTTCCAGCAGTCAGAGCGGTGTCGATGGAAGCCGTGCCTTCTTCAGTGAAGACGACAGGGTCCCCCTTGCGGAAGTCATTGTCCGAGGGGACATTGATCACCGTGCCAGCAGCAGGAAAATCAGTGTTATCCAGCAGGCAAAATTCAGTACCTGCAGGCTCAAAGTAGATCGAGCCATCGACGCCCGTTAGGACGCTCTGGCTACATGCGACGGGCATGATTAAGCCTCAAAAGAAACGACAGTGGGGGCGTCGTACCTGAGAGGGGGGCTTCAGGTATCTCTAGGCTACCCGCGCACGAAAGCTGCAGGACACCACGTTGACGTGATGCGGGCGCTGATCAGGTGCAATCGTCAGCGGTCCCTCAATGCCGAGCGTGTGAGCCGATAGCAAAGGCGTGGGGTCATAACTGCGCTTATTCATCCCATTCCATGCCTTGATCACCGCAAGCCCGATGTCTTCCCCTGGCTTGCTGCCTGTTTGCTTCGGGGTGTAGATGTTGACCTGCAACGTGCCCAGCAGGTTCTCAACACCCTCACAACCGATGACATCCTCGATAGTGCTGCCAAAGGTCATAGTGATCAACGCGTAGGGCTGATCAGCAGGTGCAGCGGTCTCGCCGTAATTGTCGAAGTTGATATTGTCGGCATGGACACCAGCAGCAACTAACGCATCGTGCGTGAGCTTCTGATAGAGACCTCGGACAGGTTGATAGCTCACAGGTCAAACTCCCTTTTGGCTTGTCGTGCAGCCTCTGCCTGAATTTTAGGGATCACTTGATCGCGGAAATCACGGAACCAAGTGATGGGCTTGTTCTTGACGTGCCCTTCCAACGCAACTCGCTGGGCGTAGACGAGATTGTTGGTTAAATGATAATTCCTCTTGGAATCAACCCGCAGCTGCTCTGCATCGGTGCTTGCGCTGTTGGCACCTTCGGGGGCTTCTGCATTGCTGGCATTACCCTCAGCCGCGAACCACGAGCTACGCAGGC